TTCAATTCCAACTCCACCTTCTACTATAAGTGCTCCAGTATCTTTGGTTGTAGAAGAAGTTGTATCAAATACCTTAGCAACTCCACCAACACTAAGATTCTTTTCAATACCGACTCCACCTTCTACTATAAGAGAACCTGTATCTTTATCTGTAGATTGAGTTGTGTTTAAAACTTTAGTAACACCAGTAACGTCTAAGGTAGATTTTAATGTTGTAGCATCAGTAACATTTAAAGTTCCAGTAATATCTAAAGTGTAGGCTGGATTGGCGTTTTGAATGCCAACATTTGTCATTCTATAGATATCACCAGCAGCATTAAATCCCCAAAAATCTTTACTCTGTATATCTGCTATAAAGTTTGGATTGGATGGACTTGGAATTGGAATGACATTATCAGTTCCTATACCAAGACTATTAATCTGCTTGAAATTTAATACTGTAAATGATCTTGCAATTCCAGTAACCGGAATATAAGTACCTTCATCTTGAACAAATATACCTTGAGTAAAACTTGGCACCAATGAAACCCATCGGATACCAGATGTATCCATACTCAAATAATAACCACTTACACCAGGAGAATTTACCGAGTCGTAAATAAACTGATTTATCTTAGCACTTCCAGAAATATCAAGTCTTTGTTCTGGTTCTGTGCTTCCAATACCAATTCTATTGCTAACTATTGCTGTTCCAGTTACATCAAGTTCTTTTTGTGGATTAATATTATTAATACCAATTCTATTGCTAACTATTGCTGTTCCAGTTACATCAAGTGTTTGTCTTGGTTCAGTAGTAGTAGTGCCTACCCCAACTTTATTGCCAACTTTAGCAACATCTCTAACAATTATATTATCGGAAAGTAAATTAATTAAATCATCTGGTACTTTATAAGTGGTATCAAACTCCGCATCCGAATCAGTTACAAATTCTAGTTCATTTGAAACATAATATTTCTTGGCATAAGTAAAAGTGCTGAATGCTGTCATTTTTTTAAATTACTTTTTTATCGTAGTGATATCCAGCTATAGACCTTTCAGAATTATCACCAGGATAATCTTCTATGTTTCCTTCATATTCTGGTATTAATTTTTCAGTATCTATTCTTTCTCCATATACATGATAGAAGCAATATATATTACTTTTATCCTTTGATTCTAATACAATTTCCGTACTATCAAATTTTTTTACAATAATATCTTGATGAAAGTTGATTGGAGTAATAGAGACAGTAATGGTATTAGAATCTACAAGTTTTTTCCAATATTCTGGAAGTTCAATTACATTTTTATTTATCAATTTGCCCCTAATATATACCGCCGCTTCTGGACCCTCAACACAACTATGAGTTAATCTCCAACCTTCTTTTGTCGGGTGAGGAATATCAAAGTTTTTCTTTGACGAAAGTCTATGTGCCCCATTATTAGAATAGACTTCCCCCTTTGCCTTAACAGTTTTTTCTACATTTACATTTTTTTTAACATTTACATTCCCATCTACATTTACATCCTTTTTAACATTAACATTACCGTCTGTATTAATATTAGGTGTAGAAGGTTCTTTAGCATTTTTAACTACATTTAAAGTTCCATAAAGATTGGAGTTATTAAAAACTTCCATCCCTGCCCAACAGACTGGAGGTTCATTAAAGTTTATTTCTTTACTTAAATAAGTTTTATCTGCCATTTTATATTTCTATCCGATATATTTACTAGTATCACCGGCATGAAAAGTACTTTGTACAATATCATCACCTGCTGGAGAACCTGGAGGGAATATTCTTTCACCTGACGAGGTTCCTTGTGGAGCAAGACTTCCTGTTTTTGCAATACAATCTGACTGATTTGCCTGAACTACAAATCGAGAACCTGCCTTAATATTAACATTTCTTCCTGCACTTAGATTAATGTTTTCGTCAGCATCAATAATGACATTTTTTGCTCTGATTCTCACATTGCCATTTCTTTCTGCAGTAATCGTTACATCTCCATTTTTACCTGCGATAACAATATCTACACCACCTGTATTATTTTGCCCCGCAACGATTTCTATTGATCGATCATTATAAATCTTAAACAATCCATTGGCATTACTTAAACCAAATGTATTAGTATCGTTATTGTCAGTAACTCCATAAAAACTATAAATGTCAGTACCATCTAAACCTATTTGTTGATCTTTGATGGTCAACCCAAAGTTAGGTCCGAGTTTCCAGTAACTTCTTTTTTGCCAGTCTGTTTCTTTAGCCATTTTTATTTAACACAATCAATAACTTGTTTCACTTCACCCTGATATACCTGTGCAAATCCAAAGACAGGTTTTAATTTTGCTCCAGAACCAGTATTTGATATCACTCTTAAAACTGGTCTGTCAGTAATGTTTGTAATATTTATGGGTGTAATACTGGAGATGGATCCCTTATCAATTACAACATTATATTGATTTTTAAAGTTATCTGTTATAATATCCCCAGGTTCATAATTATATCCGGGATTTTCAATAATAACTCTAGTAATTGTTATATCCTGTTGTTGCTGTGCTTGTTCTGCACCTGCACCTGTATCTACTGCACCTGTACCTGTATCTACTGCACCTGTACCTGTATCTACTGCACCTGTACCTGTTATATTATTACGTTTTGGTTGCTCTCCTACAGTATATCCTTCACCATCAGAATTAATTAGAATTGCCGTAACCTGCCCATTTTCAATTACTGATTGAGCAACCGCACCGTATCCTTTTCCACAATTATCGGAAATTGATACAAATGGTGGATAAGTATATCCAGAACCAGAAGATGTCATAATTGCACCGATAATACTTCCTGTTTGACTACCACCTTCTCCTAAGATAGATCCAAAAATTGGAAGTGCAGATGCTCCAGAACCCCCACCACCAAATATATTAATCGTTGGAGGATTACAAGTAGTTGGTGTTCCACCAAAACACGCACTCAATCCATTACCAATAAAATCTGGATTGCTGATATCGGCACTTAAGAAATCAAGAGGTCCAACAACACTTTCAAGTGCAGATAATGGATTTTGGGCAGCATCAGCAATGGATTTTGCGGTATTTGCAAGACTTAGAATATCATTTACATTAAAGGACGATGATTTAACAGGTCCAGAACCAATCTCCCATTTCTGAACCATATCATCGGGATTTTCAGGTTGTTCTCCACAATTAAGAGATAATGGAATTCCAAGCAGTCCTTCGGCAAGATTTTTTACTGTATCTAGAAGATTAAAGTTACTAAAACTTAAAAGTAAACCAAGAACACCAAGAACTGCACCCATCCCTGCCGTAATTAAATCAATAATTGCATTTAGTATTCCACCAACAAATTGATCAATCACACAAGATACAACATTTGCAACATTTTTTAATAAAGAACATACCATATCTTCAATCAAAGATCCAAGTTGATTTATAATATTCCCAATCAAACAAGGAATTAATTTTTGTAACTGATTAACTGGTTCAATTGTTGCTGCTTGTGCCTTTGCTCCTGCCAAATGTGCCGCAGAAACACTCTGTGTGTAAGAAAATACTGTTGAATATGTGGAAGTATAAACACTTTTAGCACCTTGTTCTAAAGCAGGTTGCAATTTCTCATAAGTACCATTTACAACTCCACCAACAATTTCTGTAGTAATACCCTGTATTTTTTTAGAGATTTCTTGACATAACTTTTCAACTTGAGCATCAATCCATTCTTGTGCCAGATTTGGATATGATTTAAGATCTTGCAAAAACTTAATCGCATTTTCCATTTCTGTGGAGATTTTATCAATCTTGGATCCAGGTATTGTAGTTCCAAGTTGGAGTGTATCACCAATTACCCCAGAATATGCAATTTTATTAATACTATTTGCAACTTGTGGGGGTAAATGAACCGGAGACTCTTGTGCTGCTGTTGTCTGCTCGTTTGTTTGATTATTTCTTAACTTAGAATTGTCATTTGTTATTTTACTTGTATATCCAGTAAATGGTTGAAATGGTAATCTGAATTCTTCTTTTGATGATCCTTCTTTTGTTTTACCAAATACTCCAATAATAACAGGAAGTTGAGCATTATCACCATCCATAAAGAAACCGAATACGGAATCTCCTGGTGATATTTTTATACTCGTTGCATAATTTCCTGCCCCACTACCATCAGTTGCGGATAATAAAACTTGTGCCCAAGGAAGATCATCATTTGATAAGTCCGCCTCATTGGACGGATGATATCCCATAATACGAACTTTACGTCTATTTCCCCATCCCTCTTTATCAAGTTGCTTTTTTTGAGCAGATTCTGGTGCTACTTGACCAATCCACCAAAGAAAACCGTCTCTTCCAACGAAATTACTTTTGAGTAAAGATTGTTCCATTTATGAGTTCCTTGTATTTGTTACTTAACGTCCAAATGTATCTCTAATTAGTGTCATTGAAGTATATGAACCTTCAGTATCAAAATGATGACACAATTCTTTTATCATATATAGACCACTTTGCTCATAATCATATTTTACTCCATCTTCTCTAGAAATCTTAGGAAACTTGCAAGTAATCATATCACCAGCTCTTAGATTTGTATTTGATGGCACAGTCATACTCATAGTTTGAGTAAAGAGTATATTATATCTCATAATTGCCTGAGATTGATATCTTGATGGGTCTGCATTAGGTGCCTTGGAAATATCTGCATCCACAGTTCCAACATCCAACACTTGACTTAAAATTCTTGTAGGCAGATCCCCAAGTGTTTTATTAGAATCATTTGTAATCTTGGGCAATTCTAATGTCTGTCCACGTTCTTCAAATTCATTAACATAATTCTCAAGTTTAAATAGTGATTCCTTAAAGGTAAAATGAAGAGGATCATAAACTACACTATAACTAGAATATGTTCCCAATCTAAGTTTCTCAATTAGATTTTGATTTCTATTTGTGGTATATTGAAGAATATTAAAGTCATTATCTCTCTCATATCCTGTCTGGTTTACATCACTATAAATGTAAGTTGCTTTTGATTTTTCAGAAATTAGTTTATCAATTGACCTAAAATTAAAACCATCTTGTGTTTGGAAAAATACATACCCTGCCGTAGCATCTTTCTTTGATGATTCGGGAACTCCCTTAGATGCTAACCATACCAAAACTGTAAATGGTTTTCTTAGATTTCCAATGAATCCATACTTATTCTGTGTTTTATCAATTGTGAAAATCTTATCAGTCTTTAAGTATTCTTTGATAATATTTTCTACAGAGTCATTGATTGATTGACTCGATTTAAATTTTTTTGGAACTCTTACAGTTTCATTCGTGATTGCTTCTCTTGAAACTAGATTTAATTCAAAGAATTCTCTCTGTGATTCTGAAATAACATTGGTGATACTTGAAACATAAAGATAATCCTTTTCATCAGTTGCAAAATCTAATCCAGGATTTGTGGCAGAATTACCGGCAATCTTTAATGAGACTCTCTCACCACCTCTTAAAGGAAGACCATTATAAATTGACTGAAATGTTCCTGTTGCATTTCCTTCATTATCTTGTGCCTGAATAGAATCACCAGTATTTCCAACTTGAATCTTTGCGGTGATCGATGGTGAGAAGATATCCTCATAATAATCAATAGAAACTGTACCAGTTCTAATATCAACCGTCCTTTTCTGGTCGTTGGATTCAAGTATAAGTTCTTCGTAAATTGACTTTTTTACTGACATTATGTGTATGCTAAATCTAGTAAGAGTTTCTTTGTGATAAAACTATTTAACGGATTAATTATGATGGGAATCATTCCTCCCCCACCACCACCTCCGGCAGAGACTTGTTGTTGTGCTGGTGGATCCTCCTCTATAATAACAATTGTAGCACCATTTCTTTGTTGCGATAATTGCTGAGATACTTGTTGTCTTTGCTGAGTTCCTTGTGATGCTATTTGTGCTGGTGTTGGAGCAAAAATTGTTGTTGGTTGTCCAGAAGTTCCGGTCAATTCTCTTCCAATTGAGAGAAGTCCTAACCATGGTTTGGGGTCAACTGCTTTTCCTCCAGGTCTTGCCTCAAAGTGTAAGTGAATATCATAGTTCCCACCACTCTTTCCAATCTCACCGATTGTTTGTCCATTATATGGTTGCCCATTCTTTACCATTATTTTGGCTAAGTGAGCAAAATAGAATTCAATGTTTCCAACTTTAATGATAACTAAATTACCATATCCGTCACCATTATTTTGAGCATAAGTAACAGTTCCAGATTGCTTAAATGAAACATAAAAACCTTTTTTACCATAAGTTCCAATATCAATACCTGCATGACTTCTTCTAGCAGTTCTATATGCACCAAATCCCTGACCAGGAGTTAATCCACCCAAAGAACTTTTATTTGTTGCAACATTCAGTTCATCTCTTACAGTAGTTGTGACTGCTGGAGTCATTTTTGCTGAAGTAGGTATTGATTGTTCTGGTGTCTGTTTAACTTGTGACAAAACAGATTTTATTTTTTCTGCTTTTAATGAACTACCTTGACCAGAATAATGAAATTGACCATATGCATTTGGTAGAGCTGCCCATTCTTGAGACAATCCTTGCATAAAACTTTCTGTACTCATCTTACCATTCAACCATCTATTGCCACCTCTACCTTCAATTTGCTTAATCGCAAGAGCATCTTGAACTGCTGGACTAAAAATAGTATTTTCATTGTAACCAGCAGCTTTTGCTCTTCCAAGAAGATATTGTGGCATCTGTTGATAACGTCCAGAAGCACCAGGAGCAGTACGAGCAATTTCACCTATTGTCATTTGACTTAATCCGGGTCGTACTCCACCAGGAGCACCATTCTGTGCATCATACCCATTATTTTTTTTGTCGGTGGATGATTCGACCGAATGAATTGCATCCAATAAAGGTTTCCATTTTCCACCACCTCCACCACCAGAAGGTTCTTGCATACTCTCATTTGGATATTCAGTTCCAAAAGGTGCTGCATTTTCACCACTAGCAATTCCTTCACCCAGAGATGTGGTGAGTAATCTAAATCCCTCATCAAATTGACTTTGCATATCATCAAAGGTACTTCCCAAATCAGTCATTGCATTCTTAACTCTATTGTTACTATCAGTAAAATCAAAAGTTAAAATATTACTACCAATTGCACCCAGTAGATTTCCAAATCCAGTAAAAATACTTATAGTTTTACTAAAAAATCCGGTCACAATAGTAGAAAGTCTCTGCATTCTGGCAATCAATTCTTGTGCCATCGTAATGATTGATGGTAGATTGTACATTAACCATCCAACTAACAAAGTTCCAAGAAAGTCCATAATTCTTCCCAAGAATCCTTTGGTACTTGAAGCAACTGCCTTTGCCTGCCTCTTGAATACTCCACCAATACTTGATGCTTCTATCAAATCCTCTCTATTCTTTCTTCTTTCTCCTTCTTGTCTTCTTTGAGAAAGAATATAATTTCTTGCTATTGATTCCCTCTTTACCTTTGTTTTTCTTAATAAGATATTATTAAGATTTCCTGTTTTTTTCTTTAGACCAGAAAATGCAGACCTTACGGACTTGATACTGGAACGAATATTGATAAGACTATTGGATGGTTTTACTGCTACTGCCATCTTATGTTACCACATTATAATTAACTTGTGAATAGAGCACATAGAAATTATCTGGGTTTGATGCTGATATTGTTGGAACTTCATTTACAGAACCACCAGTAGGAGCAGCACCAGATTGTTGTTGAGTAGAAGAACCTACTCTTCTGTAAATTATATTTGGTGCTGGTTCTTGTGCTGGACCAACATTAAGTGGTAATGTTGCGATTTTACTAGTTTGAGCAGGTGTTTTTATATTTGCTTGTGCTGGTTGCGATGAAACTTGTGCCTGAGTTCCCTGTTCTGTGGGTATGTTACCCTCTCCATATTGTGCAGGTTTTGTCCAATCAATTTGACTTGCTTGGGATGTTAAATCACCCATTGTTTGATTAAAGGATTGTCCATCTGCAGCAGGAGAAGGAGCATTGGGTGCCTTATTATTTGGTATTACTGGTGTTTGTGGGGTTGCTGCTGCTTGTTTTTTTGGTGGTGTTTTTTTATTTTCTTTTGATTTTCCTTCTCCAGGAGAACCTGCAAGAGCATATCCCACACCTCCAGCAAGAAATGCCCATCCTATAGGTCCTGGAATTGCAGAACCAAAATCAAATGCAGCACTAATGGGCCTTCCTTGTGAAAGATTATGTACCCCAAAACCAACTCCCAAAGCAGTTTGAGCTACTGGTGCAATTCTCCCCAACAATTTACCACCACCTTTTACTGCTGCTTCTGTGCCTGCTTCTGCTGTTGCTTTTGTTCCTGCTTTTGCTGCTGTTTCTGCACCCACCTCTGCTGCTGCCTTTGCACCACCACCTGTTATTGCCTTTACTCCAGCCTTTCCTGCCGAAACTATTGCTGCTCCGGCAGATGTTAATAGTTTGCCAAGTGCTCCAAAAAATCTACCAACAGTATTCTTAAGTAACCATCCACCAATTTTAAGAGATAGTCTTGTGATAGTTGCCGCAATTGCAAAAAATCCACCATTCAATAAGAATAATGTTCCGGCAGCAATTCCAAGACCTTTCAGAACATTATCTCGGATTTCTTCTAATTTTTTACCATTATCTTCCGATAATGCTTTAAGAACCTCAATTCCTTTATTGGCAAACCATCCAATGAATAGTGTCGTAAAGAACTCCTTTACTTTATCTAAAATGGATTGTGCCTTTTGAGCAATTTTTTGTACAGGAGCAATTAATGCACCCTGAATTGCTTTTTCTAGAATACTTTCTCTTCCTACTCGTAAACCCTGCTCGGTCGCTCTTCTTTGTTCTTCTTGTTCCTTCTTAGTACGATTTTGTTCCAGAACACTGTCATAGGCAATTACATCAGTAATTTTACTTAAAGCACCACTAAAATCAGTAACTTCTGTGCTTAATCCACCAATCTGTTGCTGTACTCCACCTATCGTTTGAGTCTGAATTCTTATTACTTCATCAAAATTATTAACTTTAGTTCTTAAGGTATTAACTTGCTCTTGTAATGAGGTTATTGTTTGGGATTGATTTTGTACAAGTGCTAAAGACCCCTCATCTCTTACTCTTAAACTATTGACCTGCTCTTGTAATGAGGTTATTGTTTGTGATTGAGTCTGTACGAGTGCTAAAGCTCCCTCATCTGGTTGCCTATTAATAGCAACCAGTGGACCACCACGTCTAAAAATATTTGATGATATATTACGACTTTTTGCGAATATTGCTTTTCTTCTTTCCGCAGACAAATAGGACCCTGATACAGGATCTACTCCACTTTGTGCTATTTGTGCGAGATCAGCCATTTGCTTGATTCTTTAGATTTTCTTCTTCAATATAATTTTGTAGCAAAGTTACATAGATTTCCCTTTCCCAAGGAATCATATCTTCAAGTTCAGTCAAAGAGTATTTATGATGCTGCATCATAGCAAAATTTGTCTTGTAGTATGACGCAAGGTCAGTATGCGCCATACTTACACGAAAAAAGCAGATAATCCCTCCAGAACTACCTCACTCTCAACTTTAGTATTAGGATTCGTAACTTTAATTGTATGAGAAAGTTTAGGCATTGTCTCAAAGAACTTTTCAACTTCCTTGAATTGCTTAGAACTTAACTGCTCAACAAATTCCAATAATTCTTTCTTTGTAGAATCACTCGCAGCCCAAGATTCTTCTTCTGAATAGATTTGGTCAATACAAGAAACAATCAAATCAAATGTGTCATCAACACTCACACCCTCACCAGAATCAAAGTTATTCTTAATGAACTCAGTCATTGATGGATATCTCATTCTTAATGTTAGAGAATCATCCAATTTAATGTCACGAGAATGCTTTGGATCTACTTCAACATTAATTTCATCCAGATTGATACTTGTTGGAACCTGAGTTGTTCCATCATCAGGACAGGTGATCAAAACATCCACTGTTTCACCAACGGACTTACCTCTAATATTGAGAAACAAATACTCAATATCAAACGTGGACAAATCTTCTACTTTAATACCTTTGCTTAAAATACAGTTTGTAATGACATTCTTAACGGCATTTGCAATCTGTTTAGAATCTTCACTCTCTAATGCAATAATTAAAATCTTTTCTTCTTTTACTAGAAAAGGTCTATATCTAATCTTCTTTTTTAATGAAGGAATTTCCAACTCATAAATTGGAGTCGCAATCTTTGGTAAAGGCATAATATCCTATAAAGTTCAGTTAAAATTATTTAGACAGCTCTATAGGTATTATCATATGCAGCCCCAGAACCAGAACCCATATCAGGAAGTCCACGTGGTCTTGGATCATCGTTTCTACCAGTTCCAAGATTTGAATTTCTCCATAACATTTCTTGCTTTCCAGTTGCAAGTCTATCCAATTGATTAGGTGTGTTTGGAACATTAGCAATATTAGAAACTATATTGTTGCTAATATTCCGTGCAACATCAAAACTTAGTACTTTACCACAGACATATCTCTCATAATTGAATGTAGCACTGATTTTCAATACATCAGAACCATTGTAACTTACGGGTGTGGAATTTAATGCCAGTGGAAAAAGTCCAAAGAAATTATATTCAATCTCTTTATTATAATCTCTATCAAATTTAATAATCTTGGTTGTATTGCACTTATATGCTTCTGGATACTGCATTCTAAAGTAATATCCGTCTCTATAAGGGTCAGCACCAGAACCACCAGAAATAAATTCCATCCAGTGCTCTATAAATTTTAATTGTCTATAATCCCTATCAACATAAAATTCTAAACCAATTTCCGTAAAGATTCTACGATGAGCAACTCTCTCATTTACTCCCGTGAAATTGTTGCCAATATCTGCAGTCGCAAATGAAGTTCCTGGTAGTGATGCAGAATGACAAAGTAATCCAGCCTCTTCGGCAATAAATCTTGGATTAACACCTCTAAGATAAAGATGTGCTAAAAGTCCCCCAGGCAGACCACCAAAGATAACTTGGAAGTGTGAAGTCTGAGCAAGATTAGTAAATAGTGGTTTGAAATCTGATATTCTGCGAGGTCTGACCACTCTAAATACCTTTTATGAGTCTTAGTATACTTATTTAGATGTCTTATAAGGGAAAATACCAACCATCATTCCCAAAAAAGTATAAAGGAGACCCACAAAATATTGTGTATAGGTCTTTGTGGGAACGCAAATTTATGATATATTGTGACACAAATGAAAATATTTTGGAATGGGGTAGTGAAGAACTTGCACTTCCTTATAGGTCTCCGATTGATAATAAAATTCATAGATACTTCCCAGACTTTTATATCAAAGTCAAAGAAAGTAATGGTTCAATTAAAAAGTATCTAATTGAAATCAAACCAAAGAAGCAAACAATAGAACCACAAGTCCAAAAGAGAAAG